CTACTTACAATACGATAGTGTAATGGCCAAGACTTGTGACGCGAGCTTGCGAGCGTCCACAACAAATTGGCGTGGAACTATGTGGTGTATGTATGTTTTATGCTACGCCTTCTCCGGGCGCGAGCTGCTAGTGCGTAATTACCAAATTACACGAGACGGAAAGGATGTATTCTTTTTGTACGAAGACTTATGAATACAGAACGTCCCAGGGATTAATGTTTCATTTGTATGTATATTTACTTAGGAATTAGTTCCAACCGTGGGTGGTATTAAGTACGCGATTTACTTAATTCCCCATTCACAAATTGGAAGTTTCCCTTCCTTATGTGGGCACCACTTACAAGTATCTTTACCTGGGTTGGGTGGGAACTCAGTTGCAGTAGTCATAATTACTGCGCGTTGATGAAGTCCAGGGGCAAATACCATAGCTTCATCTCGAGTGTAAGCTTGAATAGTTGTTTCAGATTTATCTAGATACCATAGTTCTGTTTGCACATGTTCCAGCATTGGGTAGCGGAAAAATGTACCTATGGCATAGGTTAAAGCTTGTTGACCATGAGCTATTTCATTACCAAATTTTCTACCAGTTTTATGGTCTATAACTCTAGCACTGGTTTCAGTTTCATGTACGATTACATCGAGCTTTACCCGGGCCCATGTGTTGTGTTCCATCCAACCTGTAGTTTCCCAATCTAAAGTGAAACCCCATTCTCCTTCTACTTCAACTTTTCCTTCGGCAAATAACTTATGAAGTTCTTCGAATTGGGACGCAAATTTTTTCAACTCTGAAGGCATTTCTTTTAGTTCGCCTTTTACATACTTTTCTGCAAGACCATGAATTCGTGAGCCTCTTTCTGCTGCAGGGCCAGCTTCTTCCCATACTTTCTTTACTTTAGATATATAGGTTCTGTAAGGACAAGATTCATATGTTTTTAAACCTGAGTAAGACCAAGCAGGCACTAGCCCTAGTTCATCAGGCTTCTTAAAAGCCTCTTTGATATCAGCCCTTTTATCTCCTGTTAGCTTCATCTTGTTGGTTTAATATACAGTGTCCTAAAAACTCTGGAATCTGGGGGACTACACTATTCCCTAATTGTCGCAGTCTGTGTAGTCTGTTGGGTAGCCCATTAACCACTCTACCCACCGAGGATTCAACTGCCCAGAAGACTTGTGCGTATTGGGCAAAGAGTTCGAGCTCTTGTCTTCCAACGATTTGTTGAGGCTCGTTACTACTTGAGCTGTCAACGTTGGGGTATTCCTCTTGAATTCCGATGGTGCTGCCGTTTCCTTTGCTAGATGTGTTGTTGGAGTAGTCCACATTTCTCTGATTGCTACTTCCGTTTCCAATCTGCGTTTGGGGTTGCCCGCTACTATTTCCTTCTGGCTGGGGCCATTCGCTGAACTTACTCTCGGAGTTGGCCATATCATGTTGGTATGTGCTACTTGATCGTTCAAGCTGATTGGTAATCCTTCTTGCAATTTTCTCAGCATTCTCTCCTTCGATGAAGCTCCTCTGTCTGAGTGCGCATCGGGAGTTCTCCATAGGGTAGGCAATGATCCAGATACGATCTCTTCTGTGTAACCCGCCAAGGGCACTGCAGGGTATACAATGCCATTCTGCATTATAGCCGACCTCTGCGAGATCTTGTAAGACCAAGGTAAGCCCCTTAGATTTAAGGGCCGATACATTTTCAATAATCGCCCACTTCGGCCGTACATCTTTGATGAGCCTCGCAAATTCCGACCATAAACCTGATCTTTTTCCGATGATTCCTGCTTGTTTTCCAGCCACGCTAATATCTTGGCAAGGAAACCCGCCCGAAATAACTTCGGGTATGAGATTATCTTTTTGTAATTTTTCATAAGTAAGTTCCGTAATATCTTCATATTGTTTTACATTAGGCCAGTGTTTTGTAAGTACTTTCCTAGCATGTTTATCTATTTCACAAAATGCAATAGTCTCAAAACCTCCAGTTTTTTCTAGTCCATAAGAGAAGCCTCCTATGCCACTAAACAAATCTAAGACTTTTAGCATACTTTTAGTAGTTAAATATTTTGACTTACATAACCACCGGGAACACCGGGTTTGTAAGTAAGTTTATTAGGCTGTTTGTAAAAGAGATTGGTCATTCGAATCGAAATAATCCTTTATTAATAATTGTTTAACTTCTTCTGTTAATTCCCATGTTATTACAACTCCTCTTGGGGCTGAAGTTGTTCTGTCGCCACCGATTCTTTTGCGGCTTGGCTTTATATTAAGGCGTGACATCGCTTTTGTAAAGTCTCTTACCGACATTTTATTTTTGCTGTCGGTAAGTATGTCGTAAACTATTTTGAAATGTGGCATAGGTATAATAAGTTCTTCACCCGCAGTTGCTATCCAATTTTTTACATACCTTTGTGCAATTGTTATACCACCCGCATCGAATGCATTTGTAAGTGGTATATCAAGTAGTTCTGTAAAGAAGGGTAAATCTCCAGCTTTTATTGCGGTTGCAAACTCTTCTAATACAGACATACTTATTTGACGCATTTCAGCTTTTGCTGTGTTCTCTAATACAGTATGAGCCATACGTTCATTGACTTTAAAAGTCTTTAATACTCCTGCTAGTTTGTACAGTTCAGCCTCCAGATCCTGGAGGTTTGTAAGTAACTCAGGATAGACTTCTTCTAGCTTACGTTCTTGTCGCGGTGCTACATTGTAACGTCTGTCGCCTTCCTCTATTTTTACTGCGTCTGCACGATTAGTTAAAAATATAAAATTACAGAAGCTTGGTAATTCAACTTGATTCGCACGCATAGCACGAATAGTTAGATTAGGTTCTGTTATTTGATGTTTAAGTTTGTCAGCCATTTTACCTACATTACCTGATGCTCCCATTCTGAATTCATCAACGGCTAAAAATAAAGCGGTTCTCATATATAAATTGAATTGTTCTTCTATATGTTCTAAGGCTCTCATTGGAACTTGTTGTTCTCCAAATAGAGGTTTAAGAACTTTATGTATGAACAAACCTTTACCGGTCCCTGGAACGCCTGTAAGTATCCAAGCGGTCATAGCTTTATTTTTATTTTGGTATATATAGGCAAGCCAATTGATAAAGTGTTCACATTCAGTGGGAGCCCCACCAAGTATGTGTGAAATAAGTTTATAAATATTAGGTGTTATACCCGCTAAATTAATTGCTGTACCATACTCCAGATCTTCCTGGGGTGTTTGTGCAGCAAGCATATAGTCTGTATTTCTATACATGTTTACATAGTAAGGTACGTCAGTTAAGTTGATGCCCGTGTCATTGGAGGGATCGAATACCACACGGGCATCAGGAATAAAGTCAGGCATAGGTCGATTATGAGTTTTCATAAAGCCTTCTAGACTTGTTTTATTAGTGGGAGTGAGTGGAAATCTATCGTCAAATTGTTGCAGCTTAGTATTAAATAACCCGTTATAATAGGTATCAGTAAAGAAGTCTCTAAGTACTATAGGTCGCAAATTTTTCTCTTTGCTTATATCCTTTTCAAATTCTTCAAATATCCAACGATAAAATTCGGGATCGGCTTTTTCTATTTCCCATATAGGTTCACCTTTAAAGTTAAACATGAAGTGTGGATTAGTTAATAAGAAGTAATAGCCACCGCTATCGCCTTCGTTAACATTACAGTTTACATACGGCTTTGAGATGCGTGAAACTTGTATGTTCATTTTATCTGGATTGTCTAGGAGCTCTACGAATTCATCGTTTATATTGAGGTTTTGTGTTTTAGCATTCTTTTTAGGTAATCCTATTTCTTTTCTTAGATTATTTTTAATTTGTATACCTAAGTTACTCATACGTTCTCGATTAACTTCTTTAACGAGTGGAAATATATCAACAGTTTCTGAATTTCGATTAATCTTTACAAATCGTCCACCAGATGCTGGGTCTTGTAAGTCAATAAAATTAGGGGGTGCTATGTATATAAGTTTAGAATTATCAGCTACTGATATATCTATTGGATAAGAAAGAGATTGTCCATTAGAGGATAGAGTGAGTTGTTCTGCAAATATAGGTGTTTCATAGTTAAGTGATCTAAACCATTCTTTTAAAGCACGAGGATAAACAGGTCGAGCAAGCATAAAGAATAAATGCATTGATATAGTATTGCCTTTAAGTCCTAAGCTTGCACTTGCTTGTGCGATGTAACTTACATCTTGAAAGCAGGCGGGGAGATGGTGTACAAACTGTTTAGCAATGGAGCGGATGTCGTCCGTATCTACAGAGGTGGGAATGTCGGTATTGGGTAAGTGCAAACCATCTAAATCAAATACTATATAGTCAGTTGAAGCATTACGGTTTGCCATACCTGCTCTGGGGGAGTTCTTTATTTTTTTCTTTAGTGAGCCTTTATGTAAACAATTGCCGGCCGCGGCATGTTTTGTAAGTGCATTATAGAATTCATCACATGAAGTTACCTCTTCGTGAAGTGATGTAAAGTTTTTTACTAATGGATAGGGCGTGACACCTTTTGGTGAAATTTCCTTTACTAGTTTTTGTTTAGAGCTTAAAAATATAAGTTCCATAATTCCCTCCTAGAAATTTAATTATATCATAATTTGTCAAGGTAGATTTCCTCTCTATCTATCTTGATTATTGGGTCAGCCTCGAAGGCTAACTTGACTTGTTTGGGGCCTAAGCCCGTTATTGTACATACAGCCAGCACCGCACCATTGGCGTGTAGCACTACTTTCTCTCCCTTCCTCCTTGTTAATATTAAGTTCTTCACGTCCTTGCTCCAGTGCACTGTGTATGTGTGTAGTATTATTTAGAGTAAGCTTTATCATAACTGCCTTCTGCATCTAAGGGAAGGTCTTTACACCAGTCGGGGGGAGTTTTCATAACCTCTAATATTTTATCCATGTGTACATTACAATTATCTTCAGGGCCTATAAGTATAACTTCATCATGTACTGTTAACACCACGTCAAACAGATCTGTTTTTTGTAACGTAAGCATTTGGTCGGTTAACACAATTCTTGCAAGTGCTTGGACTATGTTCTCACATAACTTAGGGCCATATAATCGTTCTGATCTTTTATAAGACACATACATAAATTGTCCGTCCCGGGGGCTGTATGTAAGCATAGGATATTTAAGAGCCATGCCATTGGGTAATGACAATTGATGAAGGCCAACAGTCAATGGTCCATAAATAGTTCCTGCTTGACTTTGGTTTAACATGTTATATAACAGTTGTTTACACTGAGCCCAGAGGGCTGGAACGTTTGTATAGTAACTTCGATATTGATGAACAATTGTTGTTGCTGCTGATTCACTTACATCTACAGATGGTGATCCAGTCGAAAGTGTGTACTTAAATTTATTAGAACCCATGCCATACCCGAGACCAAGTACGGCAGTTTTACCTACATAACGTTCAAGTTTATCTGCTTTTGTAATTTCTCTACCATATATTTGAGTGGCAAATTCACTATATACATCACGTTTATCTTTAAAACTTTGAAGTAAATAAGGTTCATTCGCCAACCAAGCTAATACTCTAACTTCTATGTTAGATAAGTCGGCTACATATAAGAGTTTTCCGCTGGGTGCTTGTATAGCACGTCTTAATTCACTGCTCCGGGGGAGATTTTGTAAATTAAGTTTTTCTGTTCCACCAAATCTACCAGTATGTGCTGCGTAATACTTTAGGGGCGCGGAAAATGTACCATTTTTATTTATTGCTTGAATAAACCTTTCGGCTCTGGTTTCTTCGATTCGGCTCTTCACAGCTGTTCGACCGTCCCAGATGTGTTTGTACTGTGGATAAGCATTGCACATTTGTATGTATGCCGAATCAGTTTTACCAAGAGCCGGTATCATTTTACCTGTTCGTGGAGATTTTTTAGTTGGTAGTACAATCTCCAGCTCGTCATCAATGTATTGTGCAAATTTTTGATTAGAACTAAGCACATCTTTATCTATTCCTGAGTTCTTTACAGCAAGGGCCCCAGACTCTTTGTATTTGTCACGATGTTGTTTACATGCTTCAACATCTAAAATCAATTTAGGTTCAACATACATTCGAGTGGTAAGATCAATTAAATCTAATTCTTTTTTGGGAAAATTTTTGCACAAATTTATCCAGGCTGCATATGTAAGGTCAACATCTTGAATACAGTACTTACCTATTTCGTCTTCCAGATCTGGTGTAAGATCACGTATGCCTTTAGCGTTAACTAATTCAGTACCTTTTCTCATAGAAATATCATTCGGCCATAGTCTTTCAGCCAATGCTTTTAAACTTGCACTTTGTGACGGGTACATACCACGGCTCATTGAAGCTGTGTCGTAATAATAACCTACATTTTGTATCCCATAACGCTGTGAAAGTATGTAAGCGTCAAATAGTGTGTTGTGACATACAAGGGCTGTCTCATCCCAGTTGTAAATGTTAAATTCAGATTCTATTTCGTCAGGTTTTAACCATACTGTGTCGTCATCTTCTACTTTTAGTCCTACTCCCCATACTTTGAAATCATCATGATTTACATAAGAGGGGGTGGTTAGTTTTGTTAATGAATAATTGACATCATAATATGTTTCAAAATCCAATGTTATTGTTAGCATATATACTCCTTGATTATGCGTTTACTTACAACCGTACCAGGGGCTCTGAGTGTGTAAGTTAATTATATTGCATCACACCTGAAAGATCTTCAGGGTGTTTTTGTAATTCATTTTTTGCACAAATTTGCAACCATAGGTTCATGTTCATTCTTCCCTCTGCTCCGGGGGAGCTTTTCTCCTTAGAAAACGGTCGATGATCGTTTGTTTGGGTAGGTTTTTATATATTGTCCAACTTTTTCCACCTTCTTTATTTTCTAAATAATGCACATCTCCATTGTTATATTTAGTTTCAATAATTCCATCGTTAGCATGAATATATTTAACACCTTTTGCCCATTCTTCTGCTTCTAAAGCTATTCTGGTTTCTTCAACTAAGTCTTTGAATTCGGTCATGGTTCTTGTCCCATTTTATATTTATAATTTTCTTGCATCCAATTTTTAACTATGCTGTCTATACCAAAATTAAGTTTTAAATCTAAACGATGTATAAAAGGATGGAGAACAGAAATGAGGAGATCAACATAAAGTTGCTCCTCATCGACTGTATAAGCTGTCTTTAATTTAGCGTCTAATAATTTTTGTTTATAAAGCTGTGGATATACTGAAAGTAATTCTTCAGCAGCCAGTAAATAGGGAAAGAGAACTTCTTCATCTTCCATTGCTGCTTGTTTAACTTTTCCCATTTTTATTCCTCAAGTCTAATAAATGTAATTCTTCGGCAATTTTATAACTAGACCATTGTTCTTTTCTGCCATTTAACACAATGCTTTTACCTTCAGTTGATTTCATTAATTCTATCGTTTTTGAAAAGGTACTGGCAAAACAAACTGTAGAGCACATGACTACCTCCATTGGAGTTTCAGGTGGTTTTCTCCATTTACCTTCTAGAGAATAGAAAATATCCTCAATTTTCTTTTTTTCGGTCAATTTTAAATCCTCCTAGATTTACCATGAACATTCATAGAATACTTTTTTACCTTCTTCTAACCATTTTAGTGCTTTTTCACAAAAATCCAAATCTTGTTCTTTGTATTCTTTAGCAGAGTCATCTTGAAATTGATGTCCATAAAAGAATCCACCTTCAGATTCAGGCAAACTATTATCTTCAATGAGTTTTTTTAGGTCGAGAATGTGTTTTTCTTCAAGATATAGTTTTGTACCAAAATTGAAGACTTCATCACCATACTCTGTGTAGAATAAGTCTTCCATAAATTTTTGTAATTTTGCATGTTTACGCCAATCAAATTCTACTATTTCGACATATTCAGGTTCATTTACAATTTTTGTATGTAGTATTTCTTCTTTAGTTGGTTCATTTAACCAACCACCATATTGATCTAGTCCCATTAGTGTATCTCCGGTTCGTCCATATCTTTAATTAGTTGTACCCATTGTTCTTGTAAATTAAGACCAGTTGCTATATCAACATCTTTAAGAATTTCTTCTGTAGGAATTTCTAGGACTCGTCCATAAGCTTTAGCACAAGCAACTAAAGTATTTTTAAATATTTCAAATTCATCACTATTAGTTTCATGATTTTCAGAGACCCATGTTGTATTAAAAGAATCATGGCCTTTACTGGTTATAATTTTAAGATCATTAAGTCTTTGGTGATAAAGTTTTGTGACTTCGTATTTATCTAGCATAATTTACTCCTTATTAGCAATCTGGATCGTAATCCAACCACTCATCTTGTTCAGTAGGTTGGTGTTCATCATAATCTTCATCGTTAGGTGGTATAACTCTTAAGTTAGCACGGCTTGTTGTTTTACCGTCTATTTTTGTTTGTCGGTATTCGAATGGATCATTAAATGGTAATACTTCAGCAATAATATTTATACCTTTGTAAGTTTCATATATCCAATCTTCTCCTTGTTTTTGAGTATCAAATATACCGAAACTAGTGATTTGTTCTATATGGGTATCTTCATCACCAATTTTAATTAATGCTATCCATCTACTGCACTCCGTGTTTTGACTCATATTCTTCCTCACATTTTTTTGCTAAAGTTTTGGCTACAGTGACAGCTGTATCAATATCTCTAGCGGTTATTATTTCTTCTTTGACTTTTATATTAAGTTCTGTATCAGTTACGATGGCTTTCCATTTTTTTGGGTACTTTGGATTTCTTGATTCTTTAGTAAATCCTACTGTTCCTTTAAAACGGCTATTCATTTTCTTTCTCATCTAATAACTCTTGTATTTCTTCTTCTAGACGCATCCAATCCATTGCACCACGGGTTGCTGCTTGTTCTTGTCTCAATGATTCTATAGTTCTTTTTTTCATACCTGAATCCTTGTTACTTCACCGAATGGTACTTCTACATCGTCTGTTGTTGCTATCCATAAGACAGGATATGGTGGCTTTTCCCCCCAATCACTTGGATATAAGTCAGTTAAATAGACACAGGCTTTTGGATTTAGGTTTTCCTCTTCTATATACTCCCATACAGGAGCGAAATCTGTGCCACCTCTACCTTTAAACTCTACTTTTAATGGTAAATTTTCTCTTGTATAAGTGTCATGCTGATTTATTTCAGTGTCACACTGTAAGAAATGTATGTTTTCAGGATCCATTGAAGCTAGTATTGCACTAGTTTCTGAAGCGAATATTTGTAATTCATCATCTGATATGGAGCCTGATGTATCTACTGCTACTACAATAGATTCTAATCTTTCGCTGTAAAGACTAGGTAGATACATGTCTCTACCTATAAACCTTCTATTAGGTTTCATCCAGCTATAATCATTTTTGGCTGTATTAGTTAAGAATTTAGCAAGCACAGCTTTCCAATTAACTTTTGGTTTTATTATTTCATCTATTACCTTAGATAAACCGCCAGGCAATTTACCAGCTACTCTAGCTGCTTCATATGCTTGGTTGATGTCGATAGTCCATTTTTGTTCTATAGTGCTTGCGGGTTTATCACCATCTTTTCCATCTTGTATACCACCACAACCACCAGGATCATCAGGTAATTGATCCCATTTACCACCAGTGCCTCCACCACCTTCACCAAAGTCAATATCTATAAATATTTCTTCGGGGTCTGGTAACAGGTTATAGACATGCTCTGTAGTCATGTCTTTATATTTTTCATCTACTAATGCTCCTTCTGGTAAGTGCATGTGGCAATCAAATACAAGATTGTTATTTATTACATAGTCACCAGCAACATTCCATTTTTTAGCGTGTCTTTGTTCTCTACGAGTCATATGCATATAAACTATGTGCATTATTTCATGAGCAATAAATCCTACTTGTTGTTGATTACTTAATTTCTCAAACCATTTAGGGTTATAGCCCAATACTTTTCCATTTGTATATCCAGTTGGAAATCTGGTATCTTCTTTTGGTATTAGCTTTAGTGCTAAAGTTCCAAAGAAAGGGTTGTCTAATAATAGCCTAGACCTAGCTTTACTAAATAAATTAGCCACGGTTATCCTCCAGTATTTTAAAATCTTTAAGTTGTGTAATTTTATCCCAAGTTGCTTTTGTGATACGTTTTGCATTTTTATGTGATTTAGCAGACTCACGAATACGCACCCATTTTCGCCCAATGTGTAATACATCAAAGCGTCTATTACCTCCAGGAATACCTTTTATTTGGTTAAAGTGGGCAAATTCCACTTTTAATAATATTTTATTCATATTTTCCCTTTTAATTTTTGGTCGAGATAGGCTTCTTTATGGAATTCACTTCTTTCCCATTGAGCATCTGTTGGATGGAACCCTTCTCTTTTTACAGTACCTATAACTGTATATTCTTGGTCATATCTCCAACCATTTGCATAGTCCTCTGATTCTGTTTTTATTTGAGTTCTAATTTCAATAGCATTAGGTATTACGTGATGCCAAATTTGATTGTATTTTTGATTTGCCCATACAAAGTGAGCTAATTTTGTAAGTCCTGCCCACACATTAGTTACATCTAAATTTTGTTTTTCTAAGTCTCTTAGACTATCTATAAAGTCAAAGTTTATATCTTGAGTTAATTGTGTAGTGTTATCAAAAGCACCTAGTATAAAGATTACAATTTTAGTATCTTGAACTTCAAAATCTCTTTTTTGGGCATAATTTTTAATTATGTCTCTAACTTTAATGAGGTCTCCAGTAGAGAAAGGATTCCACATGTATTTATAGTAAGTCCAGCCAGGTACAAAATAATCATCTATAAAATCTATTAATAGTTTCTTATTTTTGCGTTCTGATAACAGTTCTTCTTTAAATATTTGTTTTTTAGCTGTTTTTGCCCATTCATTTTGTTTGTCTTGCACTACATCATATCTAAGTCGCCAATCATCAAGTTCCTTTTTGGCTTTTAGCTCTTCATCTGTAGGATTATCTCCTAGCCAACACCATTCAGGTTCTGGCTCTTTATCTAAAAATTGTTTTATGGGGCTATCTGGATGAGTTCTTAATCTTTCGTACATGTGCATTAGTCATCTCCTAATAATGAATTGGTTAAAATTACTGAATTAAGTTCAGTTTCATTAAGTTCAATTTCAGCTCGTTGTTCATCTTGCTTTTTTCTACGCTTAACTTTTTCATGCACTCTTTGCATTGCCCAATTGTCAGTAATTAACTTTTCAAGTGCAGGCCATGCCTTAAGTGCTTGATTTAATGTATGAAAATTTTCTAAATTATCAGCAACTAAATTTGTATATTCATGTTTTTTGTTGCCTATATCCTCATTAAAATTAAGAATCTTTCTTATTTCTTTAGCTTCAGGAGAGTTAGCTTTAAGATTAAGTCTAGCAGCAGAGCTACCATAACCAGAGCTACCAGGTACTTCTCTTTCTGCACTCATAGGTATATTTAAATGGTCAGATATTTCTCCACCTTTTGTTTCTATACCTATATCTAGGTCTGAGGTTTTTGTGAATCCAAAATAACCTTTAATATTAGCTTCTTTTTTAAGCTTTTTTATTTTAGGTGTAAGAGGGGCGATATATTTATTATAAATTTTATCGCCTAATTCTAAAGAGAATTCTTGTTTAGGATTAACCTTTTTGAATTGTCTCCTAGCTTCACTTCTTATATCTGCTTTGAGTCGATCACTCATTCTTACTGTAGCCATTATTTAGTCCTCCATACTCTAAATTCATTTTCACTTAATTTACGATGAGAAGTTTTTCTACCATGGCGAATAAAATAAGAATGTATAGCCAGTGTTTTCTTAAGAGTATCAACAACAACAGAGTCTCCTACTTCCATATGGTCTCTAAGTTGTTTGAAAGCACTTGATCCTCCATGTCTTTGGTCAGGCATAGAGATTCCCTTCTCTATTTTATAAGTTTTTGGGTATTCTTCTTTAATTACCCAATCAGGTAGTTCTTTTTTAGCCATCAGATTATCTCCGCTGCATTTTTAGTTAACCATTGAGTATATGCGTTACTTTTGGTTAAACTTTTGTTTCTAGAAAGAGCGTCACGCATTAACACTACTTGAAATTCAGGGGGCATTCGCTGTGCGTATGTACAGACTTTGTCAAAGTTTTTATCTGTTGACTTAGCTGCTAATGCACCTGCTATGGCGTACATGATTGCAGGTTCATCTTTTGGAATTTTTGCTGCATTAGGTTGTCTAATAAGAGCGTCAATATCAGGCATTTTGTCCCTATTTTCTTTAAAAGTAACAAATTCTCCTGCTGGCCCTTGCCCTATTAATGATGCAACACCACTAAAAAACCTTTCATCTTCTGAATTATCATTGAATTGAAGCTTTTTATTTAGGATTTCCCAACTTCTAGGAGTTGGAAATGCAGTATTACTTGAATCAAAGTTAAACAATAGATTAGGTCTGAATCTTATAAATGAAGTTATAAGGTCTGTTATATTGTTTTGGGCTGCCCAATCACACCAATCATCTAAATTTACGTCCAATTGATATTGGGCAAATCTATTTTTCATGGGTGAAGTTAGGTCATATACAGCTGCAAGATCAGATAACCTGTTTCCTGCACCAATACATACCCAGCCTTCAGGTAATGTGTAATCTCCAACTTTGCCATCAAGCACAAGTTGAAGGAAAGCATTTTGGGTAGCTTGAGGAGCAGTAGTTAACTCATCTAGAAAGAATATACCTTCTGGAGAGTCTCTATGCTCATATGGAAACACACTAGGCGGTGCCCAGTATGTCATGTGTGTTCCTTCAATTGCTTCATGGAAAGGGATTCCACGCACATCGACAGGATCGAAGAGGTTAGAACGAAAATCCATTAATGCTCTATTTAATTGAGCTGCAATGGATTGTACTATTTGTGATTTACCTACACCAGGTGGGCCCCATATAAATGTAGATATGTTTGCACGCACATTATCTATGAGCTCAGGGACAATATCTCTGGGTCTAATTGGTGGGATGTTCATTTCATTGGCCATAATTTACTCCTATGTTGGCTATTAAAAATTACATTAAAAATTTCATCGTAGGGTATTTTACTTACAGTGTGCGTCAACTAGTGTCGCAGCATGTAAGCCGAGCGGAGTACAAGCTCGAATGGGGAACTTGCACTCCTATTCATGAGGAGATTCATGAAATTCAGTTGGAGTGCAGGCAGTCATAACGAGAAGGTTATTTTTTAAAAACCTGCACTCCTATTCCACCTTGATTCCATGGTGAAATTTAGTCGTATGTATAGCTCTAGGTGACTTGCTAGTCTAAAGCCATACATACTTAATAAGTCGGAGTGCTATTACTGGACGTCTTTTTATCAGTTTGGCACTCCTGTTCATAGATAACTGTACGTATAACGATTGCAACTGTTTCGTCTCAATTCCTATGAAGTTTAGTCGGGATGCAGGCCTATTATTAATTATTGATGTTATTAAAAAATCCTGCACCCCTAAATAGGTGTCCCAGTTCTTAATAGAGTTCTATCTTTATGGCAGGCCACTATTAAGATGTACGGACTAGGGACTGAACCCGTCCTTCATCCTGCCTTATAATTGTGGTGCTTCCAATGAACCTCCAGCACCTGGAGTTTACCAACCCTTAATGTCATTGGTCACTATACGTTGAATATACTATTGAGTTCCTTAGTAATTTCACGAGTTATGATTTTCTTAATGGCTTCTGCAGATCTAGATTGAGGACGTTTTATTGTTTTTCCTGCATCTGTATCTGTATCAGTCCATTGGATACCGTCTTGAAAAGTTTCTCCAACTTCTCTGACGAGCACATCTGTAAGGTCTTTAACAACCTTTTTTGAGTGCTGTTTGGCACATTTGTGCACAGCTTTCGCTATTTCTCGGTTAAGAGTGTTATATGGTTTTGACATATTAATTTCCTTTTATTATTAAAGTGTCCCATTAATTTAATAGTTAACATAGGGTGGAACTCACCCTACTAACCACACTATTAAATCTTGTTAGTCTACGGATTAGGGACTGAAACCATATTTTTCGCAGTTAGCATAAAAAAAGCCCAACCGGGAGTTATCCGATTGGGCTAATTTAGACAGAACTCTTACAATCCACTATTTTTAAAGTTTTCGTTCGGTCGGGAAGGTGTCGTCCTTGGTATCGCTCTTATTAAATTACGATATCACTATATCTTCAATCTCATCTTTTAAATAAGATTGATCTTCAGATATCCACTACAACGACCAATGTTTAATAAAAACGTTCTAGCTCTTCTGTCCCGGCTAGAATTTAGGCCAGGTGCATACGAGGCACTGGTCTCGCTTACTTTCAATTAGTGTTAAGTCGAGTAAGTAAGCAACTCTCTTAACATCTGCTCCGGGGGAGTTCTAAATATAGCTCGTATTTTTAAAACCTAGGTTCTAAAGAATACACGTAGGTAACACGAGCTATATAAAAGATTTAAGCGGAATCAGCTACAGATTGTGTGAACTCTGAACTGGCTTTTTGCATTACTTTACCAGCCGTAGGTTCTTTATGCTGACTAGTGTGCCATGCGGCTAATCTAGTCAATCTAGCTTCAACAGCTTGTTGAACTCTTTTCCTATCCAATGAGAACTTACCAGGTAAGCCAAAGTCAGGAAAGAGATCCGAAGTTGCTTCGCGAAGAAGTCTTGCCTTATATCCAAGGTCAATCATTTTCTCTTCTCTTTGAATCAACCAGTCAGGCATTGCTTTTTCAGTGCCTACTGTTTGAGAGGAATTTACGTAGTCATATACACAACTAATAAATTCACCCCAGGTAGTAGTACACTCACGAAGCATTTGAATACCAGTTGTTGGTGCGTCAGCAACTAACAGTGGTATTCTACCCGCAACGACAGTTTTCACGTCTTTGTTGAATTTTGTAGCCTTACCTTTAGCAACTACAGACTCAGCTTTGTCATCAAAGACAAGCATTATGTTTGCAATTGCAGAAGGGTTAGGTTCAAGTGCGTCATCATCATTTACACGATAATCACGATAGAGATAAGTAGGGTATAAAGTCCCTCTATTTTGAGGTTCTCTAGCTTCAGCACCTTCAGGATCCGCAAGCGTATCATCTAAGATATCATCTTGTGAAGTCTCTTCTTGTGGTAGAAGTTCTACCGTCTCTAGTTCCGATGGGTCAAATAACTCATCATTTTTGCTTTTTGCCATAATATTCTCCTATGTTATAGCATTAAAATTAAGTAAATCTTCCATAATCTACAATCAAAAAACCCGTCCCCTGAAAAATGCACCAGCATTTTTCAAAGAATAATGGTGGAGTGCAGATAACGCCATATTTTTACAGTATTTAGTCTGCACTCCTATTCATATGTGTTTAACTCCATATGAAATTCTTTTATATACTAGCCCAAGATATTATAAGTATATAAGAGACACCCTATTTTCATCGTAAGGTTATAATCTACTTGGCAAAAAAATAGCCCAAGCACCTGTACTTATTCAGCCAGCGTACTTGAGCTTTTTTTACTACTTTACAAGTAGGAGACTAATTCCATTGACAACTCCACTAATCTTGTTTTCAAGAAACTCTTCCATATCTTGAGAGTCTGGTTTACCCTCATAGAACTCATGTTCAAGTGTTCCTTCTTTGTGGGCCACAAGTTGTGAGCTCCAATCTGCACCAGCAAGTCTTAACGCTTTGTAAGCTTCTTTGTCAAACTTTTTGGTGAAGGGGCTATGTCTTATTAGTTTTAGACTTTTAACACGATCGAGTAAGATTTTTATATCCATACTTCCTCCTTATATTTTATTATTATTAATTAGGTAATCAGCTTCATGTTTGAGCTTCTTAACTTCTTTTAGGCTCATTTCGCCTATTTGGTACACAGTCCATAGGTTGGCGATAAACCAACCTAGAACTAAACCTATGATGAAGGTTAATATACTCATGATAGCCACCAATCCTGACTGCATTCTTTCTTACGAAAGTTGAGTATGTCTTTACGCTCCTTGTCAGTCGCTCCACATTCTATGCTTCCACCCCAGCATATACAGTCTCCGTCAACTCTATGAGCAAAGTAAGCTTTATCACTATCTGTGAAAGCCCTGTATTTAAAATAATCAGGGTATTTCTTACTAGGAGGTGTTTCTTCTACTCCCTCAGTATGTAGCGTTACATCTGTTCTGAGCAATATACCTAGTGCTTCCCATGTATGGGGCTTTATAGTTTGTGTTAAGCCCAACTTATATATATATAAGTTAGTTAGCTCATTTGGTTCACTATTAAGTAATATACTTCTCATGGCTCTGTTGAGCCTTCTAGTGAGGTTATCTAGTTTATTTATACTCATGCTTCCTCCAGTATGCATTGTCTGCATTTAGGTGTTTCTACTGTTGGATAAGTATCTTCATACATTACTGGATGCTTGCATTGCATGCAAAGTAATCTAAATCCTTCGCAAAGAGCATATTCAAAGTCGAATTGGTACCTCATAGCTGTTGCAAGTGGTTTGAAATTTATACCTTTCATTTCACACCTCTCTTAGCTTTTTGGTAGACAGCTCTACCACAATTAGGATCTAAGATTCTAGTGTGATTGCCATTTCTGTGCTCTATACGATTATAGGCAACTGTTAGCATGTCGAAGCCGTTGGCTCTCATCATGCGTCTTAGTTTTTTAGCTTTCATTGCAATCCTCCTATTTCATCATCAGATTCAGCGTCTAATGGGCCACCGAAAGCGTCTTCCCATTCTTCTAGAGTTATGCCAGTCATTAGGAATTCTCTATCTGTACTAGATAGATTTGGGCATATTTCTTGAATCAAGCCTGTGTCAGAGGTTAAATCTCTAGCTTGTTGGTCAGTTATTGGGACTTCTTTTGTGTGCTCAGTCCCAGTGAGCAACGATATTCTCCTTATCAACATGTTTTTCTCCTATTTTGTTGGTTAAAGTAGAGAGGATATATGGTCATATCCTCATAAATACCGTCTGCTGATATGCGCGCCAGCGCATATCGTTCGATGTTGGTGGTACACAGTGGTACACATTAAGCTATTGAATATATTGAAGAAGTTGCTGTACAGCGTGTTTTGTGTACCACTAACGATTTAGGCGTGGTGGTACACACTAAGTCATTGATTTTGTGGGGTATTTCAGACGTAATTGGGCTTGTGTACCATGTGTACCGTCTAATATTCATATTCATACATTCTATGATAAATATCTATGGTCGATGGTCTATGGTTAAACAGCGAAATTAGCTGGTACACGTGGTACACGTGGTACACATTATGAAATGTCCTTTTAAATCAACAGCTTAGGTGTGTACCACGTCCGTGGCGATTGCCGGTGTGTACCGGTACACAGGGGTCTCTTGGACGGATGCCCTTTTTTACAGAAAAGGGGTCCAAGTACGCTGTACAGTCCACATCGCTAACGCGATGATAGTAGTAAATCAGCTCGCACACCTCGCTGATGATAGTAGTAATAGCACACCGCACACCTAACGATGTCACCCGCACACCGCACACGAGGGAGGAGCCAGGTGTTCAGCCAGGGATGGCTGCTTTCAGATGTATTAGCCAGGGATGGCTAATGCCTTTCAAGTGGTGTCCCCCCGGTGTTATCGGCTTAGTATAAAAAAAGCCCTGAGAGTAGTTGATACTCCCAAGGCTAATTTCAGTCTAGATTAAGACTCTTGTTGAGGTGAGACCTCGGCTCTTTTAGCTCTTAATTGCTTAAGTTCTATGTCCATGAATGCTAGTTCTTCGTCATAGTTCACTCCCTCTTGGGGTTTATGATCTCTGAGAAGTCTTACAGCGTCCATTTTTAGCTCTAAAGTCTCTATTTGATCGTCTAAGTCTCCTACTCTTAGTTGATCTAAGCGGTTAGCAGTTAGCTGAAGTTCAGCATATCTTTTTTGTAGATAAGCTAGTCCATCTTTAGCGGTTAAGATACCCTGAGCCAGAAGTGTTGTAAGTACTCCTAGCTCTGCTTTTACATCTCTTTTGGAATCAACCATCAAAGATATCTCCGGGCTCTGAAGCGACTTTCTTCGTAGATGTAGCCTTTTTCTTAGTAGGCTTGAATTTATCTTGAAGGAAGTGGACTGTATCCATGGGAACTTGAGTGTTGACCCATCTTAGTCCTGATTCTTCTCTTTTATCTATAATCTGTACTCTCTTATTCTCTAAGGGAATAGGTAGATCATATCTGTCATTGATAGAACCATCTCCGTTTTGGTATCCAACACCGATTTTAAGCAGAGAGGATTTGGTTTCTCCCGTTTCTTTATCGATGTAGTGTCCCATGCTTACGCATATATCATAAATAACTTTTTGGAAAGCTGCCATGATATTTACCTCTAGGCTGTGTTAGATTTAAGAGAAGAAGAAGGACCAGCCATAAAATCTATCTTAATCTCATATGTTCCGTCCCCTGAAATACACGCCAGTGGATTTTCCCTAAATCGAAAACAAGGTTCCAATGGTCGGATTCGGAACGAGCTGCTCAGGAGATGAAAAAGGGGGGACACCACTTGTGGTGGCAACACTACAAACACTGTGTGAGTGATATATTTAAAAATTTTCAAATAATTTTTTTTATGATATGGTTTTGGCATGGGGACAAGGACCTGTGCTGATTGTAAAAAGGAATTACCTCTAGAAGAGTTTGAAGTTCTCAAGGGGAAATGGAAAAGATCCATTTGCAAAAAGTGCAGAACAGTAGAGCAAAACAAAAATAGGAGTAAAACACCTAAATCTTATTTATCTCACCTGCATGCTCAGTTGAAGTACTCTAGAAATCAGAAAAATCCAGATATGGAATGGGCCATCGACCCTGGACATTTGGTAGTGATATGGGAACAACAAAAAGGGCGTTGTGCCCTTAGCGGTCATTACATGACACACATTAAGGATGGAAGTGGTGTACACGACTTTAATGTTTCTATAGACAGAATTAACCCAAACTTACACTACATACCTGGGAACATTCAACTTGTGTGTCATCGGGCAAATATAATGAAACATAACCTAACTCAGGACATGTTTTGGCACTGGTGTAAGAATATAGTTACTACTATGGATGATATTTGATACCATTATGGAGATGAAAGAAGGAATCTTGCGTTCGGTTCAGAAGAAGCTTATAGCAGACATATCCAATTACGATACGAACCTAGAAATTTTATTAACTAAAAGTGTCGGTATAGGGGAACACTCTGATATAACATCTGAAGTGGAACAGTGGATAAAGAAAATCGGTGAGGCTAAGGAGGCCGTATCCGTTATTGACGAAAAACTTAATTCGGAATAATTATGTCGGATTCTGAGAGGGCTGAACTTCAGTCACACTACCCTTATATGGGGTTAAATTTAAACGAACTTAGCGTTCAAGAAGAACGGTTAATATTGTATCACCTCAAAGGTATGACTAAAGCTGCCGCTGGACGCGCAGCTGGGTATCTAAACATAGAGCATGTCTACGACATATTTAAAAAACCAAAAATTATTCAGGCGGTTAATTACCTACGTGAAGAAAGCAGGCGCGAGTTTAACTTTGATAAGGGGACTGCTACCTCAATGTATCTCGAAGCCCATCGAAAGTCAGCTAATGCTACGGAAGAAAAAAATATCATTGATTCAATGTGCAAGCTCCATGGTCTATTTGCTCCAGAGAATCCTACCCAAATAAATATAATTAATGGCGAGGTGGAGAAGCTTGAGAACCTATCAGATGAGGAGCTGTTAAAAATAGCTGGGGATGATGTTGCGTACTTGGAGCCAGCCAGATGAGTTTAAAACATGATAAAAAAGATAAAAAAGATAATAAACCAATCATTTCCAATACATTACATATTTTGGGCACTGTTAACTATATTGATATGCCTACTATATGGAGTTATTAAATTAGTGTAATGAGTTTAGGTGAAGTTGATCAATCATTGATGAGTCTTAGGGATAATATTGATAACCCACCGCCTTTCCAAGCGCGAATTGAGGACCCTTATTTGTTCGGACATATATTTGATGAGGAGACTGGATCTGTAAAGACACATAGGATGGCTCAGATGGATAATTACGCTTTCCCTATGATTCAGTTTCAAAGATCAGGCCCAGATATTGGGACTTTAAAAGATTTTGGTGATGATAAATTTGGAGCTTGGGAGGCGGCTAAGAAAGCAGGGAACTATAAAAAATTTGATACAATTCCAGAAGCAGAAGCATATGCGGCAGGTGGTTACAAAACTCCAGAGCTTGAGCACTACGGTAAAGTAGAATCAAAACATGCTAGAACTGGTAATAAACAAGAGCTTTGGCCAGAATATCATTTTGAACCTGGACTAGGGGAAGTAGCTCCTATAATTGAGTTTGGTTATGGGTTAGGTAAAGTAGCAGTCAAGGCAGCAGTCAATGCAGCAAGTAGAACTAAAATGTATTCTGATCAAATTGTGGATAGATTTACTAAAAGTAAAACACCTAAAAAGACATATCATGGTGGGGAAGCAAATGTAAACCCATTAAAAGCTACTTATGACCGTGCTAAAGAAGGCCAAAAAATAGACAATATAATACCTTATCGGGTTTTTGGTGATGAAGGAGGCGAACAAGTGGTAAAAGAATTAGGTAAGATTGGGTATAGCCCCTTTCAATCAGCTCTTTATACTGGTACAAAAGATGTAGCAGTAGCATATGGGCGTGGGCCTAATAAAAGTGTATATGAGATAGATATTTCGTCAGTTAAAAAAATATTTGACACTAATAAACCCTCAAAGTTTATAAAAGGGAAACTAGATAAGGAAATAAAAATAGCTGAAAAATCAAAAGATGGTTGGCGAGCAGCAGACCTTCGTACGTTACGAGAAGAAAAATACCTGTCACATCTTACAGAGTCACAAAGACAGTTTTTAGAAAAATATGGGTATCAGGCGGTTAAAACTATAGAACAGCACCACGTGGGTAAGGGTCTGGTAACGGATAGTCCAGCAATCCTTCTTCTCAGACCCGAGAAATATAAGATTAAAGAATTATTACCATGAGTGCAATCCCTAATATAGAATGCCCACGTTGTAAGAAATTACATCCTCAGACTCTATTCTCACAGGAACATGGGCTATGTGTATATTGTCGAGCCGATGACGCTGAAAAGATTGACCCGATCCCTGATCAAGTTGAACAAGGAGAAGATCCAAAGGAAGAAGGCGCATCATTAAAGGCACAAAAAGAATTAGCCAAACGTATACTTTCACGTAAAAGACTGCTCCCTTTTGTAGAGCGTTTTACACCGGATTATCAAGCTGGCTGGGTTCACAAAGATATTTGCAAACGGCTTGAACAGTTTAGCCAAGATGTAGTTGATCGTAAATCTCCTAGATTAATGTTGTTTATGCCACCAAGGCATGGAAAATCAACATTGGCTAGTATTACGTTCCCCGCCTGGCACTTGGGCAGAAACCCAAAACACGAGTTTATAAGTTGTTCTTATTCTGGATCTTTAGCGATGTCTTTCAGTAGAAAGGTCCGTCACTTACTGCGTGAACCATTATATAAGACTGTGTTCTCTGATTCAAGATTGGACCCACATTCGCAGTCAGTTGAAGCATGGTTGACTACCAAAGGTGGTGGTTATGTATCAGCTGGTGTTGGTGGTGGTATTACGGGTAAGGGAGCTCACGTTCTGGTAATAGATGACCCAGTAAAAAACCGTGAAGATGCAGAATCAGATTTCAATAGGGATAATGTTTGGGACTGGTATACATCCACAGCTTATACACGTCTTGCTCCTGGTGGTGGCATACTTATTATTTTAACGAGATGGCATGATGATGATTTAGCTGGTCGTCTATTAAGAAACGCAGCCGATGGTGGTGATGAATGGGAAGTAGTCAAATATCCAGCGGTAGCGGAAGCTGCTGAAAATTTCAGGGAGATAGGTGAACCTTTACATCCAGAGAGATATAATTTAGAGGCACTAACCAAAATACAAAGGGCCATCGGCCCTCGAGATTGGTCAGCGTTATACCAACAGAACCCAGTATCAGATGAAGGAGATTATTTCACCAGGGATATGATTCGTTATTATGAACCTGACGATATAGACCTTGGTAGGATGAAATTTTACTGTGCATGGGACTTGGCCATTGGTCAAAGAGATAGAAACGATTATACTGTTGGGATTGTCGTGGGGGTGGATGAATATGATTGTATATATGTAATTGACCTTGTTCGTGGGAAATTTGATGGTTTTGATATAGTTGAACGCATTTTAGACTTGTATCAACAGTGGAGACCAAGCATAATTGGTATTGAGAAAGGTCACATAGAAATGGCCCTTGGTCCATTCTTGGAAAAGAGGGTAAGAGAGCGTAAACTATACGAGGCCTATTTCAAAGATTTAAAGCCGGGAAGGCGAGATAAAGAAGCAAGAGCGAGGGCGATACAAGGTAGAATGCAGCAAGGGATGGTTAAGATTCCGAAAGATGAAATTTGGACCGGTCCACTGGTTGCGGAATTATTACGTTTTCCTAATGGAGTACACGATGACCAAGTTGATGCTTTGGCATGGGTTGGATTAATGATGGCTGAGTTTGGTACTTATATTGAACCAGTTGTACATGTTCCGTCTTGGAGAGATAAATTAAGACACCTCGTAAAAGGTGAGAAAGATAAAACAGCAATGAGAGCATAATGCCAGATCCTAGATATAGTAAAAAACAGAAAAAACTGAGCGGGGAAGAAGAGGGGCGTATTTCCAAAAATAATTGGGAACGTTATAAAAGGGCCAGGGACAATGGTCATATAGATTATGTCGAGATGGCTAAACGCTGTGATGCTTTTTATCGGGGGGATCAGTGGGATCAAGCAGATATTGCAGCTTTAGATGAAGAAGGCAGACCTGCACTTACAATTAATACAATACTTCCGACTGTAAATACTGTAATAGGTGAACAGTCTACGAGAAGAATGGATATTTCATTTAAGCCTAGAAGAAATACCAATGAAGAAACGGCAGTTGTTCTTAATAAATTATTTAAGCAAATTGGTGATAATAATAAATTAGATTGGACAGAGAGCCAGGTATTTACGGACGGATTAATTCAGGACCGTGGGTATTTTGATGTACGCATGGACTTTAGTGACCATTTGGAAGGAGAGGTAAGAATAAAAGCTGAAGATCCATTAGATATATTAATAGACCCTGACGCAAAAGAATGGGACCCAAAAACGTGGGACGAAGTATTTAAGACCCGTTGGATGACAACGGATGAAATTGAAGAACTGTATGGGCAGAAAAAAGCAGATAAGTTAAGAGTGATAGCGGAGAACGGATCAAGTTATGGAATGGACTCTATTGAATATGAAGAACAGAGATATGGAGATACAAATGCTAATTTGGAATATTCAGGCTCAACATCTCCAAATATTCCAGAAGAAGTTGGAGCAGTTAGAGCAATAAGGGTTATTGAACGACAACATCGTAAGCTTATGAACTGTCAATTCTTTGTTGATGATTTTACAGGGGATATGAGAGAAGTTCCTTATGGTTGGTCAAAACAAAAGAGGAATAAATTTGCAAGTGACTATGGATTAAGTGTAATTGAAAAACTAGTTAAAAAGGTTAAGTGGACAGTAACCGCTGATAAAGTGGTACTTCATGATGATTGGTCTCCTTATTCTGATTTTACTATTGTGCCTTATTTCCCTTATTGGCGAAGAGGTAAACCATTTGGTATGGTGAGAAATTTACTCTCACCTCAAGAACAACTTAATAAAATTTCCTCTCAAGAGCTACACATAGTAAACACCACTGCTAATAGTGGGTGGATGGTGGAGTCTGGGTCGTTAGTGGGTATGACTGCAGATGACTTAGAGGAACATGGGGCTGAGACAGGGTTAGTTCTCGAGTATAATCGTGGCTCCGCCCTCCCTGCCAAAATTCCATCCAATACAATCCCCACTGGTTTAGATCGTATAGCTATGAAAGCTTCATTTAATATAAAAGAGATAAGTGGTATTGGTGATTCTATGTTAGGCACTGATAAACCAGAAGTATCAGGAGTAGCAATAAGAGCTAAACAGGAACGGGGGGCTTTGATGATTCAGGTTCCATTAGATAATCTGACTAAGACAAGACAATATCTAGCAGAAAATGTATTAGGTTTAATACAAAATTTTTATACTGAAGAGCGGGTTATTCAGGTTACAAATGAAGAAGACCCAATGAAACCACGTGAACCAATGATGGTTAATCAGATGACCCCTGAAGGCATAGTTGTTAATGACTTAACAATTGGTGAGTACGATGTAATTGTAAGTACTGCACCAGCTAGGGACAATTTTGATGATATTCAGTTTGCACAGGCACTAGAACTAAAACAAATGGGGGTTCCCATACCTGATGATGTTATTATAGAATACTCGAACTTACAGAGGAAAAATGAACTTGCAAGACGTATAAGGGTAATGACTGGACAAGAACCACCAACCGAAGAAGAAGCAGCAATTATGCAATTCCAAGCAGAAGCACAAATTAGGCAAATACAATTAACGATAGCTCAATTAGAAGCTGAAGTTATGAGAACTCAATCTGAAGCCCAACTTAATACAGCTAAAGCACAGGATATATCTCAAATAGATCCACAAATACAGATAGCTAAATTACAGGCTGAGTTACAGATGAAGAGAGAAGAATTAGCATTACGTCAAAACCTATCTGCTGATACGAATGATATGAGAAGGGGGCAGACGGAAACGCAAGCTGCTGTTAAAATGGCAACAGCTGCAATAACTAGCAATAAATAGGAGTAAATTATGGCAAGAGCAAAAGCAAAAACAAAGGCACCTCAAGAAGAGGCAGGCCTATTAGATGTTACCTTTGATGGTATACCTGGGGCAGACAAGCTGACGGAAAAAGATGCCGCCCCGTTTGTAGAGGATTTAAGTTTTGATTTAGATTTAGAGGGTAACCCCAAGGAGGAGGAGAGTGAAGAAAGTCAGGAAGAACCAACAGAGCAGGCAAAAAGTGACGAACCAGAGGAAGAGGCGCCAGCAGAAAGTGATGACTCGCCAGAAGATGGTGATAAAGGAGGCGAACAAGTTGAGGAGCCAGTCGAGGAGACAGCTACTGCAGAATTTGATGAGCAGTCAGGGGATGAAGTAGAAGAGAAGAAAAAATCTCCTATGGTTCCTAAATCTAGGTTGGATGAGGTTTTAGCAAAACAAAAAGCTTTACAGAAACAATTAAATGAGCAAATGGCTAAAGAAGCAGAAGTACAAGCAGAAGCACCCAAGTATGAGTTTGATACTAAAGAAGCTGAATATCAGCAACTAGTTCTTGATGGGGAGTCTGAAAAAGCTACAGCTTTAAGAACTGAGATAAGGAATGCTGAAAGAGAGCAAACTATGTTTGAAGTTCAGCAGAAGATGGGTCAGACAGTTCAGCAAAGTCAGGAAGCTATACAGTTACAAACTACAGCTCAGTTAATACAAGAACAATACCCTATTCTTGACGAAAACAGTCAGGATTATAATAAGGAAATGGCAGATGAAGTAATTGATCTTCGTGATGCTTTTATAGTGCAAGGGTATCAAGCATCAGATGCTCTGACTAAAGCAACTAAATATGTTGTAGCGGGAAATGAACCAATAGTAGAGGCAACAACCCCTTTACCTAAAAAAGGTAATGGGGAGATTGCACAAAAGAAAAAGAAAGCTGCAGTACAAAAAAAGATAGAAGCATCTGAATCTCAGCCACCTGATCTTAAGGGTCAAGGCAATGCAGAGCGGGGAGAAGGAACACTTGATGTGAATGCTTTATCAGAAGATGAGTTTAATGCTTTACCAGAGGAAACTTTACGCAGATTGCGTGGTGACTTTGGATAAAGAGTCATATATCATATAAGAATTCGTAAGCTAGAACGATATCTAGCCCTGGTCGTTAAGGTAAACAAACGCTTTCGTCTATCATGACGTAAATCTGGTCGAGGTCGCTTTCGTTAAAGTCGCGAAGTCGTTTCCTCACGATACGAGGTACACGGGTTGGTTTGTCACCCCAATAAGTTGGCAGGTTAAATAGTAACGTAATATAGGAGAAGCCAAATGGCTAATACTAATTTCGCGTCACTGACCTCCGAACAATTAACGGCTTGGTCACGTGACTTTTGGCGCGTTGCTCGTAACATGTCGTTTATCAACCAATTCGCTGGTTCTGGATCTAATGCAATGGTCCAGAGAGTTAGTGAACTCACTAAGTCAGACAAGGGAGCTAGAGCAGTATTGACTCTACTTGCTGATATGACTGGTGATGGTGTGACTGGAGACAACACACTGGAAGGTAACGAAGAATCGTTACGTGCGTACGACATAGTGATCCAACTAGATCAATTGAGATTTGCGAATAGACTCGCAGGTCGTCTAGCGGATCAAAAATCAGTTGTTACTTTTCGTGAGCATTCTAGAGATGCACTTGCTTATGCAATTGCCGATAGAATTGACCAATTAGCGTTTTTAACGCTTTCTGGTGTTGCTTACACGCAAAAGAACAATGGTGCGTTAAGACCGGTTTATACTTCAGGTCAAAACTTAGGTGATCTTGCTTTTAATAGCGATATCACAGCTCCAACTTCTAATAGACATAGAAGGTGGGATGCAACTAATGGTTTGGTTGCTGGAGATGTCACAGCTACTGTAGCTGCTGATAAACTGGCCTATAACACAATTGTGGACCTAAAAGCCTACGCTAAAGATAACTACATCCGTGGTATCCGGAGCGCAGGTAACGAAGAGAGTTTTCATCTTTTCGTAACTCCACAAGTTATGGCTGATATTAAACTAGACTCTGATTTCTTGGCTAACGTCAGGAATGCCGGAGTAAGAGGACCTAGCAACAGTTTGTTTGCTGGATCTTCTAGTTTGATGGTCGATGGTGTATTTATTCACGAGTTCAGACACGTGTTTAATACTTCTGGCGCAACAACTGGAACCTCAAGTAATGCGGGTGCTGCTGGATACAAGTGGGGAGCTGACGCTGACGTCAATGGCTCTGCTTGCTTATTCTGTGGAGCACAATCACTTGCGATGGCTGATATCGGGTTACCTGAAATGGTTGAAGATAACTTCGACTATGGTAACCAAAATGGTATCTCTATTGGCAAGATATTTGGATTGAAGAAACCAAAATTCAATTCCGATATAAATAGTGCCGTAGAGGACTTTGGTGTAATTAGACTTGATGTTGCTTACGCATAATCCAGTCTTAATTGAAGTGGTGGCCATCTTTATGGTGGCCCCTCTTCTTTTTTTAATTTAGGAGTAATTATGAAAATAGTTTCAGATTCAGATATGTATATATCTACAACTTGGGGAGCTTCCATATGGTTATATGCTGGTGAGCCAAAAGAGTTAGGAGATGACATCTCATTAGTGGCTCTTCAACAAGGTGCTAAGGAAGTAAAAGAAGGGGTTTCAGTTTCTGAAAGCCCAACTATTCTTGCATCTGAGATAGGGGTTATTGATGAGGGAGAAGTGGAGGATGCTATTGTTATTGATATCAATGACAATAGAGATAGAGAAGATAAATTGAAAGCAGCTTTACAACAGGTATTAGACGAGGGTTCCCCTAGTGATTTCACTACTGATGGGCTACCTAAGCAATCTGTTATTAAAGGTGTATTTGGGGAACAAATTAGCTCAGATGAAAGAGATGAAATTTGGGCTGAAATAATAGTAGGTGAAGAGGGTTAATGGCATCAGTAACAACTGGAACAAATTTATTAGCACGTATTGAGGCTACATTACAGGACACAGCGAATGTGCGGTGGACTGAAGCTGAACTATTAAATTACATTAATGATGCTCAACGTGAGATAACTAATATAAAGCCCGATGCTACTGCTACTCATTCCAATGTGCAATTAGTTACTGGTACTAAACAGGCTATACCTACTGATGGATTAAGGCTTATTAGTGTAGTGCGTAATATGTCTAGTACTGTTAATGCTGCTACTGGTGGTCGGGCTATTAGATTGGTAGCTTGGGATATTTTAGATACACAAGACCCAGATTGGCATAATCCTACTGTAGCAGGTGACGCAACTCATGGGGCAATTCCAAAGCATTATTTATTTGATGAGAATGACCCTTTGAATTTTTATGTGTACCCTGGGGTAGCTGGTAATGCTTATGTAGAACTTGTGTATTCGCAAAGACCAACAGATTTATCAGCTGCAAGTAGTACTATAGGAATTCCAGATAATTATTCTAATGCTATTATAGATTATTGTTTATTTAGAGCCTTTACTAAGGATGCTGAATTTGCTGGTAATGGAGCGAGAGCTGGTGTTCATTACCAAATGTTTGCGGTAAGTGTCCAAGGCAAAGCTCAAATAGACGCTTTTATTAAACCCGATATACAGATAGTGAGTAATGGCTAGTTTTGAATCATTTATGAAAGATGTATTACCCTATGTACCTGGGTGTCCAGATACTGTTGTAGAGAATGCTTTACGTTCTTCTACTATAGAGCTTTGTGAAAAAGCTGCGGTATATACAAAGGAGTTAGACCCTATAACCACTGTAGCTGGTATTTATGAGTATGAGTTTGGGCAGCCTACGGGTACTAAGGTGGACAAGATAATTTGGGGAATTTATGATGGTAAAGACCTAGAAGCAATAACCCCAAGGATGCTTGAGAGTAGGAAGCCTAAGTGGAGGGAAAGTAATAATACTTCCACGCCTGAGTATTTTTTACAGCAATCACCTGATTTGTTTTGGTTGATACCTGTGCCAGATACTACTAAAGCTAGTGGTATTATTATGAATGTATCATTAAAGCCCTCTCGTAGTTCTAATAATATATTGACCCAGGTAGCGGATGATTACAGAGATGGAATTATTTTTGGAGCCTTGTGGAGATTATTGAGGATGCCACAGAGGGATTGGTCTGACCCACAGGCGGCAATGGATTATGCTGGGCTATTTGGGCAAACAGTACAAGACGCAGAGATAAAAGCTAGGAGAGCCGATATTGGAGTAGGGAGGAAAGTTACATATTCTGGTGTAGGTGTACCTCCTAGTAGAAGATATCGGAGGTATGGATCGGAGAAGGGATAGATGTCTGTGGTATTGTCAAAAATAGCTGAAGACGATTTGCAATTTGTTTATGAAGATATAGAGGAGAAGTTAAGATACATAATTAAGAAAAGTTATTCGGACTGGGTGCCAGCAGACATATATGTGGCCTTAAAGAATAAAGAAGCTGATTTATATATTGGATACGAAAAAGATAAAAATGTGGGATTTCTCATTACCAGTACACAGCAGAACCATGGGGGTGGACCCACTCTATATGTGTGGGCAGCTTACCAAGACCCTAAGTGTGACTATTCGAAAGATGGGTTTGATTTGTTGGATAGGCTTGCAAATCAGTTACATGCAGATAATATTGAGTTTCAAACGAGTAGAAAGGGATGGAGCAAGGTTGCTCCAAAGTATGGATATAAATTAACCAGTTATGTATATAAGAAAGAGATATGAGTAGTAAACCAAAAAGACAAGACTATGCGGCAAGTAAGGCCGAAAAGACACAAGCGGGTGTTGCTTTAGCTGAATACAATAGGTTCAAAAAAACCTATGATCCAGTATTAAAAGAGTGGAGAGATGAGGCTAAAAGAGATTATGCCCCGATGTTACGGGGTAGAGCTGGTGCAGATGTAGCACAAGCTACCACTGGACAAATGCCTGGGTTATCAGCAGTTGAAAGTGTTAGTGGAGCTGCTGATAGGGCAAGCCTTGGTACTTCTGCTATGTTACAGGGTACTCTCCAAGCCAAAGATATAAGTACAAATATGGCTTCAGATGTATTAGCTGCTTCTCGTGGGCAACAAGCCCAGACTATGAGTGGATTAAGTGTGGCTGCAAGGCTTGGTGCTAAAGGAGTTATAGAGGAGAGCCGAAATAGAATGATGGTTAGTGGTGCACAAATGGGTGCTCTCGGTGAGATGGTTGGGACTTATGGCGCAATGAAACTTTACGGGAAGACCTAAGCAATGCCAATACCATCAGGATTTAACCCAACGGCCCACAGTGGTTCTATTGGTGGACGAGACATTGGTGGAGTAACTGAGCCAGGTAACCCTGGTGCACCTCCTGGGTATTCAGAGAATTATCTTATACCTAATGTATCAAACCCTGAAACAGCCTATGCTGGTATAACTAAGCGAGAGTATCTTGATTGGATGAAAAATTTTAGTACCT